CTCTTTTAATAGCTTTCAAAAACGAAGCCTCAAGTTCATGGAATCTTTTAACAGCTCCTTCAGTATCTCCTGACTTTGCAGCCTCAATTACTGGAGTGAACTCATTTGCTCCAAAAGTCACACCTGAAACTTCCCAAAGTTTTACTTCAGAAATCTCATAATGCCCTTCAGGACTATAAGTTGTATCTTCTACAAACTTAATTTTGTCAGTAACATAATTGAAACCGATTGAATGCTCTCTCAATATTCCATCTTGATAATCAAGTAAAGCATCTTGTCCTTTTGTTGACCTTCCAAGTTGAGCAACGAATCTTAGTCCAAATTCATCTTCTTCCATCTCCAGGAATTTACCTATTTGATGTTCCCAATCATGATTCCTCAAATGAGCAATCTTTCTATTTCCTGAAGAATTTGCTCCCCTTTCTTGTAATGACTTCGCAAAAGCTCCTCTTCTGATCACATCCATATCAGAGTCAATCACATCAAAAGCAGAACCATATCCCTTAACAATACGGTTTTTTTCATCAATATCCTCCATTTTTAAGGCTATTGACTTGACTCCGTAGTGCTTTTTTAGCTTTTCATCTAAATTCATGACCGTTAAGTTAAGAATTTTATTGATTATTATTTTGCAAATTTGGAACAATATCAGCTGAAGCTTCTTCAATTGGCTCAAGTCCGTTCATTTTTCTATACTCATTTACTGAAATATTCCCTGAATCAGCGTGAATTTTTGAAACCTCTGCTCTTGTTTTTGCATCAGCTTGTAAAGCATCAATTCCAGTTAAGTCATAATCAAGCATAAACCCTTCTCCAAAAGTTGGAGCCAACCAAGAGTTGTATCTTTGTTTAAATTTCTCAAGTAAAGGAATGACAGCATCATTCCACATAGCTTTTTCAGCTTGAGCAACATTGTTGAAAGTTGAGTTAGCTGGATCATTGAAAAGCCTTGAAGATACCTTGTAAATGTTGCAGATTGCTCTTAAAGACAGAACTCCTTGCTCAATCATCTGAAGGTCAGTTGCGCTCATTCCAAGCTGTAAGAAGTCAACATTTGCTCCAGTAAACATAGGAGAACCAAAGTTCTTCCCTCCTCCAAAGTTCTTTCTGTATTGTTCCCTCATAGCTTCAGCATCAGCTTCACGCATCCCTCTATCAGTTCTTGAAGTTACAATTCCCATTGCTCCCTTATTTTTAAGCATTGAAGCCATTGCTTCCCATTGCTCATTATTTGCTGAATAAACAAACATTGCAGCCTCTAAAGGAGATAATCCGATAAGAGTTTCAAAACCAACAACACGAGGATCAAAAGCTTTAATGTGAGCAACCTCTTCAGTGTTAAAATATTGAGTTTCATTTGCTTGAAGCTCATATCCAGCAACTGGATTGATTTTGTCTCCTATAATTGGAGAAGTCACTTGTGAAGGAAGTATTGTCAACTCTCTGAATCCTTGAAAGCCAACAGCCTCTGTTCCGTTGATGTAAGTATTTCCAGTTAACAGATACATGATGGCCGCTGATTCTTGAAACTCTGACCAAGTTTGTAGCTGATTTGGACAATCTAAAACCCTGTTAAGTTCAGTATCATAAACTTCTTCAATACCTCCTCTTGTTTCAGCTTTTACACACCACTTAACAGAAGCAAAGCTTTGAGCTATCTTTGAGACAACAGCATAAACATCGGGATTTGAAACATATCCCTCTTGGATAAAGTTCTTTGCATTCTTTGAGCTGAATGAAAAGCCTCCAAAACCTATATTTGTATTTGTTAAGAATGAATAAGCCTTGTTCGGCTCTGTGAAGTCATCTCCAAGCAATGACTTGATAATAAATTTCTTTAATGGATTCATATATTTTGCAAAATATGCTGTTAAATTACGAAAAATTCATTTTGTGTACCCACATAAGCAACGTAATATCTGACTGCATCAATGATATGATTATACTTATCAATAGGTTTACCGCTTCTGTTATCGTTCCATTGATAGTTGTTAAGCTCATCTTTTAAGTTATGGCTTCCAGGGTCAACAACAAGTTGAAAGTTTTGAAGCTGTCTGATTCCAGTGACAATCGAATCAGGCCCCTTTATTGCTCCTTTAATATTAAAACCTTCATCCCATATTTCATCAATCAATCTTCCTTCAGCAGAATCAGCAAGAATCAAGTCATCCTTTCCAACTTCCCTCTGAAGGATTAAACAAATATCATTAGTTTTTAAGTGTGGCTTATAAAGAAGCTCCTGGAGATATATCTTGTTGTTTTTGGTATCAATGGCAACTTTAACGAGTGTTGTTGGGTCATTACTATATCCGAAATCCATTCCAAAGCCATAAGGAAGAGAATCATCAAAGCTTCCTTCAATCCAATTATCAAAAATCACTCCTTCAGGCCTTTCAATCCATGCTCCAAGATAGTTGTGAGCGTACCAATCAGGATTGGTTTGTTTAGCGTTTTCAGCCTTTTTAAGCCATGATTCAGTAAGGTTCTCCTTGTTGTCTAAGAAGCTTGTGTGAATTTGCTCAACGTCAGGATGATCAGAGATAGTAATTGGAAAGCCGTCTATCATTATTTGCTTTGAACAGCCTTGAATCCATCTCTTATAGATGAAGTGTTCTTTGTTTGAAGGGTTTTGTATCCAAATTACTCTGTTTTGCTTCTCCTTCATCCTTATTGAATCGTCAATAGTATCAAAAGTTTTTTCATCTTGAAAATCCTCCCCTTCTTCAACTATCCAAGTGTTAACCTTTGCCAAAGATTTAAGGTTTGCCTTTTGGCTGTTTGAACTTGCTTTTATACCTCTAAACCAAATAAAAGATCCCGTAACCTTATTGACAATATCCTTACTTGTCACTTCAAAATGAGGCTCAACCCCAAGCCTTTTGATTGCGTCTTTAAATTCAGGAATGATTGAGGTTTCAGCTGAGGTCATTGTGTAACGTGTGAATAAAGCTCCAATATTTTCTTCATAAGTCAATCTTAGCAAAAAATCACTCATTGCATAAGATTTTCCTGAGCCTCTTCCCCCCGTTAATAGGTAGTATCTTTTTTCAGAAGAATATAAAGGCTTATATTTTTCACTAATCCTTACTTCCATCTTTTGTCCAAGATATTATTGGAACAGCAACTGCTTCATCTGAAATTGATATTTCTTGCTTCTCTTTTGGTTTACCGTAAACATATTCCATTAACAGCTTTAAGTGTGGAAAACTCTCTTTTGAGTTAGTTGCTAAATGAATGAAAAAAGCTTCTTGTGATCCGTAAACCTCAACAATGGCATCCATTCCAAGCTTAATAACCTTTTCCTCATCTCTTTTCGGTTTTCTTCCTGAGTTAGGCCTTGCTCCACCATGTTTCCCTTTCTTCTTTTCCATAATCTATTTTTTGAAATAATCTTGCATAACCAAGACTACATAAATTTAACAATTATATCAGAGCAAATTTTTGAAGCGATAAGAATATGTTCAGAGTCAAGCTCAAACCACTCTCCTTCAATTTTACAGTTTTCAAATTCTTTATGAAGTCTTTCTTCCATTTCAAAAGCTTTTTTATGCCTTGATAAATAAACTGTCTCAAAATTAGGAAGGTAAGTTGAGAAATTTTTCATTCTTTTTTTGTAGTCATACGAATGCCCAATCTTATACCTTGAACCATCTTTTATGATATACAAATAAGACTCATCTTCTATTTCCTTTGAAATCTTCTGCTCTACTTGCCTTAAAGCTTTATTTTTAATAGCATCGTCTTTTAAAAGTTCAACTATAAAGTTTTCACAAGCTTTCTGTATATCGTAGGCCATACCTATACCCTTTTTTCTTCCAGCTCCTTTTCTCGCTCCTCCTCTTTTTGATTTTGTCTCATTCATTTGAAATAATGTTTTTTTTCAAAGATAGTTAAAACCAATTAAAAACAGTTATATTTAGCAGTTTTTTGCCTGAATAAGAACTTATTAAAATGGCAAACAGAAAAGCAAAACTAAACTACGACAAAAAGAAACCTCACAGAGTTCCAATGACTCCTGAAGAAAGGAAGATGTGGAACGACTTTAAAAGCAATTCAGAAGATCCTGATGAAACATTTGAGGAATTTGCTAAAAGAAAAAACATAAAACCTAATGAAGCAATAGAGGTATGGCATAAAGGAAAGTATTTTTCAGCAAAGACAAAGCCTGGAGCTGTTACATATGATCAAGTTAAAGAGGATTTGATTGCTCAAATGAATAAACACTCTCCAACCTACTTTAAAATAAACAGAAAACCAATTCAGGAAGGTCATTTGCTTGTAATAGACATCGCTGATTTACACATCAATAAGCACGCTGAAAAAGAATTGACTGGAGAAGATTACAATAGTGACATAGCAGTCAAAAGAGCTTTAGAAGGGACAAGAGGCTTATTGAAAAAGGCTTCAGGATATAACATTGAGAAAATTGCTTTCATCATTGGAAATGATGTTCTTAATACAGATACAATCAACAGAACAACAACAAGAGGAACTCAACAAGATACTGACCTTCACTGGTTCAAAGCTTTTCAATTAGCTCGAAAATGTTATGTTGCTTGTATTGAAATGTGCATGAAAGTTGCTGATGTTGCTGTGATCCATTGCCCTTCCAATCATGACTTTATGAGTGGTTGTTTTCTTGCTGATAGCTTGAAAAGTTGGTTTAGAAAGTCTGAAAACATTGCTTTTGATGTTTCTCCAGCTTACAGAAAGTACTATCAATACTATTCAAATAT